AGCGGGTGCGTTAACAGCCGGTGTCGCACAAATTCTGATGGACGAGAACAACTTGGGAGCTGGGTCAATGCTGATTCAGGCTGGTCTTGCCTCGGCAGCGAACGGCGGTGCGTTAACCTTTTATCAGCACGCACATGCTACTAAGCCGGGATGGGTAGAAGCTGGAATTTCATCCGGCTCAGGCGGGCGATTTTCGGTTAATACGCAAGCTCTTGGAGGTGGTACAAGTGTATTCGCTGTTAGCGCGACTGGTTTGCCCGAAGGCAGTGGTTTTAAGCATGGCCGTATTACTACTGGTTCATGTGCTACTACTGGCTGTGCCGTAACGCTGACTTGGGGTACAGCTTTTGTTGATACAAATTACACCGTTTCGTGCGGTCTGGAAGATGCAACTGCACAGTCGGAAACTACTGGGCTTCGACTCGGACATATTACGTCAAAGGTAGCGGCCTCAGTTACAATGACACTCGATAATTTAAGCGGTGCGGGTGTTACTGGAACGCTTGACTGTATTGCCGTGCACGACTAATATGGCAACTAGTATTTTAGAAGAACAATTCGTTGAACAGCAACCTGTCGAAGCTCAAGAACGACAAGTATGGCGATTTATAGATTTAGAAAAGTTGCCAACTGAAAAGGCGAAACTTGTTGCTATAAGGCTAAATTCTCTTGCCTCTCTCTACTACTTCTGTAAAGTAGTTTTACGGAAGCATAGGTTTACAGAAAAACTACATTATGATATGTGTCTTAATGTTGAAAAAGATAGTCTTAAAGAATTAATTGAGTGGCCCCGTGACCATTTTAAGTCCACAGTACATAGTGAAGGTGCTCCTATGTGGTGGGCTTTGCCATTTTCTAACGAAGATGAAGATTTTATGCGTATCTTGGGCTACGACGACTCTTATATAAAGTGGATGAAAAGAGCGCATGACCAAAATACGCGCACTCTTATAGTGTCAGAAATTATAGAAAATGCTATCAAAATGGGTACTCGTATCTCTAAACATTATGAGTCAAATGACCTTTTTAGGACAGTTTTTCCAGAGATTATTCCCGATTCAAGTTGTGCTTGGAACGCCCATTCAATGACTCATCTTAGAACTCGAAACGTTAGTCCTCAAGGTGAAGGAACTTATGATGTTATTGGAGTAGGCGGGGCCCTACAATCTAGACATTATAAGAGAATAATAGAAGATGATATTCAAGGGCGCAAAGCTGCTTACTCGGATGTCGTGATGGAAGACACTATCAATTATCATAAGCTTTTAGTAGGGGTTTTTGATGCAGAGCCTGGACGAGCAACTAAAGATAATGATGAGATTGTGGTAGGGAATAGGTGGTCTTGGCGGGACTTGAACTCGTATATTAGGGAGGAAGAACCTTACTTTAACGTTCAAAGTCATTCAGCTTTAGGCGGTTGTTGCGAAAAACATCCGGCCAATACTATCCTTTTTCCGGAGGAATTTTCGGTCGAAAAACTTAGTAAGTGGAAGTTAAGACTAGGAAGTTATGCTTTTTCCTGTCAGTTCCTCAACAACCCGACCCCTCCTGGTGATGTGTTTTTTAAGAAAGAGTGGCTCCGCTACTATGAATATCAAACACTTACTCTCGAAGATAAAAGAGCGCGTATAGTACATGATGTTAGGCAGGGTGAAGTTCTTAAAGACGTAATGCCCGGAAACCTTCAACGCTCGATGGTTATTGACCCTAATCATAGTGGAAGTGAAGGTAGGTGCAGACATGCTGTTATAGTAACAGGACTACAACAACTTCCTCTCCGTATCTATATTCTTGACGTATGGGCCGAATCTTGTTCTTACGAACGTCTTATTTCACAAATTTATGCACTTGCGAAGAAGTGGAAACTCAAGGAAATTTGGCTAGAAACAGTAGCTTCACAGAAATATCTTAAATTTCACTTGGAGTATCGAAACAGTCTTGAAAATCGAAATCTTAAAGTACGAGAACTTAAGACTGAACGCGCTAAAGATTCTAAAGACAGACGGATTGAGTCCTTAGAGTCCTTATTCGAGCAAGGACAAATATGGATAAATAAATTTGGACATGAGTCGTTTGAGGAAGAATATAGTGGTTTTCCTCATGCTAAAACTAAAGACATTCTTGATACTTTGGGCTATGCTCCTCAAACTTGGAGAATTTCTCGAACTGATGAGGAAATGTTAACTTTTATGAAAAATCATCAAGCAGACCAAGCTCGGATGCACGGGAGTAGTTTGACGGGGTATTAAAGGAGAGGATATGATTTCAAGTTGGAGAACTACTACACTTGGAGTAATGTCAATTCTTGGAGCTTTATCTGGAGCAGTTACGGCTATATTGAATGGACAGCCTATTGATTACCCGACAACTGTTGCCGCTGTTATGGCCGGGTTAGGGCTTATTTTTGCAAAAGATTCAAATAAGGTTTAATATGCCACTAAAGGTACCGATTAAAGTTGATTTTGGCGAAGAAGCAAATGCTTCGCTGTCTCTCTATATTCATAATAGACTTGAAGCTATAATTAGTGGTTTGAAAGACCTTCATGAAAATAGGATTCCTAAGTATAGACGTCTTTATTACGGAACCCCAAAAGACGAAAACAAGTCTTTTCCTTGGAAAAATTGTTCTAACTTGGTAGTTCAAATTATTGGAATGCATTGTGATACTTTGCGGGCAAGAATACTAGGTAATATTTTCGAGATTATGCCTCTCCAAGTTGTGCAACTTCTTGGAGATTGGGCTGCGGAAGAACATGCGGAAGAACAACGACAGGCTATAGAGGAGTTTACGAACTATGTTGGGCTTGAACCTAAAGAACTAGACTTGTATCGTGTTATAAGTAACGGAGCAGGTGAGGCTGTCAAATTTGGAAATTGTTTCTGGAAGGCTCCGTGGGAAACTGAGATAGAACAAGAAGTTGTAGGCTATAGTCAGGGAAAGATAATTTCTAAAAATATTGTGAAATATGACGGGCCACGGCCAGAAAAATTAAAGTTCGAAGACTTTGGAGTCGAACCTTCCGCGAATACTTTACAACAAGCGGATTTTGTGTATCATAAGATTTCACTCCGTAAGTATCAACTTATGGAAAGAAAGTTTCGTGGCCTGTACGACACGGATAAAGTTGAAAGTATCTTGAGAGCAGGCCCAGACAGAGACGGGCCTACTGTGGCACAACAAGAGCAAGAAGAAAGAACAGGAGCTAAGACAGAAGCCGGATACTTGAATCCAGTTTGGGATATTTACGAGTGCTGGCTTACATATTGGCACAATGAGAAAAAATATAGGATTATAGCTACTTATCATCGTAGTTCAAAGACTATTCTTAAGCAAATCTTTAACTTTTATCCCGAAGGGGAAGACCCCTTTGAGATGGCACGACTTGGCTATGACGGAGAAGACGGTATCTATGGACAGGGTTTTTGTGAAATGTTGGAACACTATCAAGAAGAAATAAGTACTACGCATAATCAAAGAATGGATAATAATACTCTTGCGAATACTTCTATTTTAAGAGTGGCTAAAACTTCTAAACTGGATTCTATTTTTAGCTTGTATCCTAATGCCGTACTTCCGGCAGAAGAAGGGGAAATTGAAGTAATGACAATGGGACGTCCTGTTCCTGAATCCGTAGCTTATGAACAACTTACTCTTGGACTTTCGGAGTCTCGGAGTGGAGTTGACCCTGCGGGTTCAGGAGCAGGGGGAGGTTCGGTAGGAAAGACAAGAGGAGTTTATAGTGCGCTTGGAACTTTTAGCGTAATGCAAGCTGGAAATAGACGGGCGAATATTAACACAACGGATATTAGGTACGCGCATATCAAGCTTGGACGAAAGTTTTTGACCTATTATTCTCATTTTGGTATAGGAGAGAGGATTAAACTTTTTGGAGAAAAATCTCAGTATCTAAAACTTGCTCTTGAAAACTATAAAAATGGTCGAATAATGCTTCCTATTAAGGCGGCCAATGCTTCAATAAATAGGGAACTTGAGAAGCAGAACGATATGTTGCTGGCTAATGTCATGAGACAGCATCATATGGGAATAGCACAACTTTTACAAAGTGTGCTTAACCCGGCTATGCCCCCGGAAATGAAAGAATACTTAATAGGAGTAATGGAAGCATCGCAGCAGCTTATGTATCATATTCTTAGGAATTTTGGACATGATGATACTTCTCGTTTACTTCCAAAACCAAGTGTTTTAAAAGGAGCCTCAAATGAAAGAGCCGGACTTGAAGCAACAGCAGGAGCCGGAGTTGGTGCAAACCCCATGGAACAAAATAATCGTACCCCACAAGGAGCAGGTGGCGGGGCTATTTCTTCACCCGGCAATGCCTTATCTGGAGGAGTTTTGGAAATCTTACAGGGACAATCTTCTCCTGGGCCTAATTTACAGTAGGAATGGGAATCCTATAATTGATGCAGGTGTAAAAGGAAAAATACAACTTCTTGACGAAATGTTAACAATGAAATCTGAATTGTTCAAATCTAAAAAGGAGTCTAAATAAGGGAGATATTTATGGCATGGGGAGAAAAAGATAAGGATAGAAAAGGTAAAACAACTGAGGAGTTGTTTGGAATGAGTGAGGAAGAACTTAAGGCTCAGATTCTTGGGACTAAAGAGTTTCCTGCTAAACTTGAAGCTTTGCAAACTGAAACTAACACTAAGTTTACAGACTTAACTACTAAGATGGATAATTTAATTTCGACAGTTGGAAAAGCTTTGGAAACTAGGACAGGTTCTGAAAGTAATTCAGAAATGAATGAAGGAGACGAAGGTAGAAAAAGGACAGGCCTCCGTAGATGGGATGAGGATGCGGACGGAGCTTTTCTAGATAGAACTAAGCCTCTTGCAGGTTTGGCTCTGTCTGCTAAGGCGGATATAGTAAAAGACCAAGTTCTTCGTCGTCTTTCCTATCATACTACGATGAAAGATGGTCGAGAAGTGGATGGCCCTTTACATAAAGAGATAGAGGAGGAACTTGCAAAACAACCTCTCGAAGCTCGAATAAATCCAGAGTTTGTAAAAAATTGTTACAACGTAGTTGTAGGAAGGCACGCTGACGAGATTCAGAATGATGCTATTAAAGGCTCAGGAAAGTTTTTTGTAGAAAGTGTCGGTTCAAGTTCTGGGGCAGGTTCTCACGGCGAGGATAATTCGAAAAAGAAGCCAGAGGATAGACTTAGTGCTAAAGAACTTGATTATGCAAAAAAGTTAAGAATTACTCCAGAACAATATCTTGCTCAGAAGGAGAAGCTTGAATACGTTTAAAGGTATACTATTATGATAGAGCATGAAAATGATAACTTAATTGTTGTTGAAGTAAAGGAGCTTAAATATGTCTAGTCCTTTGAACTTGGGTACTAAAACAGGAGGCTCGGTTACGGGGACAGGGGCAATTAAACCTCCGGTCGAACCTAAAGTAGTGCCGGAGTATGTAACTTCGGCAAAACTTGAAGATTTAAGCTTGTTTGAACTTACAGACGACCAGATTTTAGAGAGTGCGTCTCTTATTGCGAAGCCATTAAGTGTACCAGAACATCTTAATGTTAAGCCTAAAGACCCTAACTATATTTTTAGGTGGGTTAACAGACGAGGGCAAGATGGTTCTTGGTATGAACGTATGAGAGCGGCTGGTTTTTTAAACGCTACTCTTGAAGATTGTGTAGGTCTTTCTTCTGAGATTA